GAGCAATACGCTTTCACTATAGTGGACGTAAATTCTTTGTGATTTTCACAAATTAAAAGCACTTCAGTTGTGTGCACTAAAATTTACTACAACTGCGTTTTATAACTTTACGAAGTTATACGTTTTCTTAAAACACCGCTGGTCGGTTAAGATTCTTAACGTTATTAAGAATTTGTAAAAATCCAGGCTTCTATGATATGTCACAAAATAAGATAGAAATCACGGAAGAAGCCAAAAACGGGACTGTCAACCCGGGCCGGTATTACCGCCAAACTTCATCCCTCTGTACGATTGAGGAAGAATGTGAAGATCTCACATTTGATAGCAAAACCGCTAATAGGATACAATATTGTAAACATAGAGGCGGTCGACGCAATGTTCGAGAGAGCAAGCGTCGTGAACAGCGTAAGAAGAAGAGACGCGAAGCGCTTAGAAAACAGCGCAGGTTTGAACAAAATAAGTTTAAACCAGACAATGGTGAACCTGATCAGAAAAAGATCTTACCACACAGTGATGAAATTGAAATTGAAAAGCATCCCTTTAATGAGGAGCCTTCAAATATACCACTGTTAGGGCCTGTAGATTTACCATTGAATGAGCCAGAAGAAGAAGAGATTAGTGAAGAACAACTTCTGCAAACACGCAATGAAATGGCTCACATTGTGGCAAATACAAAAGCTACTGATAAAACTGATGAGAAGTTAGCTTCTTTATTAAGTTCAATTGGTAGTATTGAGAATTTGGCAGAAGGTCATGAAAACGAACAAATCGAAGAGTGGATCGGGCATTTAGAAAACCTTGTTATTTTAGGTTATCAAATGTCTCGAGCCTCATCCTTCATGGACGTTTTTATGTCGGTTGTTGCATATGCGAAAATGTACTCAAAAAGCAAGAGTATTGCTTTAGATATGTATCGCATTATTAACGAATTGACTGAGACGATTGGACCCGAGGTTGTAGAACCTCATGGATGGAAAGATTGGACTGGAAGAGATGTTCTTGACAAATGGGAACTTTTTAAGACGAACACTATCTTTAAAAAGATTTCCTATTTGATTACAGCCGCAATGTCATTAACCGTTTGTACTACAAAAAAGGTTGAGTGGAGTCCATTTGGTCTCCAATTAATCTCGCTTGAAGCTGCAAAGGAGCAGCTTCGTGCTGTTGATGTCATTGACGCACTCGTCAAAACATTTGTTTGGACAAGTGAAGTTGGATGGAAATGTTTTGAGACAAGATCCATCGCACCTATCTTATACTCTGATGTAAAAATTCAGGAATATAATGAAAATTGTGATTGGGTTTTGGCAAAGGCAGATGCTGCTTGTGCTGGTAATATTGAAGATTTAGGTGAGTATGAAAATAAACTCAACGCCGTTTTCAAGAAGACTTGTGCTATGAAGGCAGCTAAGAATGATGGACCGACATCTGTTTGGTTGCAGAAACGCTACTCTGATCTTGTTAGCATATCTGAGAGATTGTCTGCGAAACGCAAAAATACAAATTTGCGTTTTCAACCAATAGGATGGTCGTTGCATGGTGGAACCTCAGTTGGTAAATCAACTTTGGGACTTTTGACTATGCAGCAATCTTTGGCAGCAATGGGTTTTGTTAAGGCAGATGGTACTGTTGATAAGGATCGGATTTTAACGAAAGATTTTTTCGATAAATACGATTCAACATGGACTTTTGATATTATTGGAGTTTTTCTTGATGATTTGAATAACACCAAAGCCGAGTTTACAGAGACCCCTCACACCGCTGTTATTATCAAATTTTTCAACAATGTCGCTGCTCAAGCTGTTAAAGCTGAGTTGAATGCGAAAGGAGTTGTATTTATTGATTTCAAAGTCGGTGTTGTTACCTCCAACGTTAAAGATTTGGGTGCGAGACAGTTTTCGAACTGTCCTGAATCCATTCTGCGACGTTTGTATCATGTTGAAGTTGTTGTGAAGGAAAAATTCCGCAAAACCGGAAGTTTGACTTTGAATAAGAAACACCCTGAGATTAAAGGGTCTGCAAACTTGATTGCCGATGTATGGGATATCAAGATTGAAGAAGTTTTGACTTATGAAGTCTCACCAGGGCAAACATCTTACAAGTTTGAACCTTTGATTGTTACTATGGATGATGGAAGAACCTTAAATTGCAAGCAATTGGGTTTGGAAGATTATTTATCCGTTGTGATACAACTTTCGAAGGATCACAAATCGGAGCAAGATGATTTGCTTCGTAAGAACGCTGCAAGCGCTCAAGCAAGTTTTTGTCCTGTGTGCAAGCGTTTTCCAGAATATTGTAGATGTTCAAAGTTGGATGATGATGACAGCGATGATAGTACTTGTCCAGGTTTGGAACCAGATAAGTTAGAACCTCATGCTGTTGATATCTTAGCCAATGTGGCTCGATCTGCAGTAAGACAAGCGATCGATGGATATATTAAGTCGTGGACGAGACCAGTAGATTTATTTAACTGGTGTGTTGGTTTTTCGCCAATTCGTTACATGGCCACAAATGCTCTTGCTAAGGAAATACAGCATGAGATGAATGAGAAAGGCACTCCACTTTTGGTTGCAATAACTCCAGAGTGGTTATTTAGAACTTCCACTTTTCAGAGAACTATTGCTGCTTGGCAAAGTGGTACTGCCTATTATGATATTCGGAGACCATTGCGTTTTGCCAGTATGATTAGTTTCTCTTTAATGGGTTATGGCCTTATTAGGAGGAATAAACCAGTTGGTATGTCTGGAGTCTCTATGTTGTGGTCTACTACTGTTTTAGGATATTTTTGGCATCGTGTGCGCGTTGCGCAAATTCGATCTGAATATGTCAAGAAACGTGATGCTTTGCCAGATTATGCGAAGCATGTACGAGATGGTGATTTTCCAAAAGGTGTGCTATTTGTTGCGACATTGGCACTTGGAGTTAAGTTGATTAGTATGTGGAACGATAATAGGATTAAAACAGATCCCCAGTCTTTGGCACCTGCTGATATAGATGCTCAGCCTGGTTGGTTTGGATATATGATGAATCAAATTGGATGGAAATCCGAGTCCTCTGTGAAGGGAGCAATTCCTGAACATGTCTTATCAACCGGTCAAAAGAACTTAGGGTGGTGCGATTTTGTGCGCTCCGATGGTTCTAAGACTTGTTGTAACATAGTATACCCAGAAAAAGGGTATGTGTGGTTTCCACTACATATTTTTTACCCTGGTTGTAACATGAATGAAAAGCCTGTTGATTTCGTTCGCGGTGAAGTTACCCGCAACGATAGTGTGACAAGTAAATTTAAATTCGTGGCTCAATTGGGCGTGAATACTGTGTCGTTTGAAGGAATGGATATGGTCGAGTGCTTTGTGGAAAGGTGTCCTGACATTACATCAAATTTGGTTAAATTTTTACCATTGAAAGTGATGTCTGGTACGTCAGTATGTACTTTAATGCTGCGAACTAAAGATGCCAAACTTGAGCACGATAAGGTGGCTGTCACCCATGGCGTTTATGGTCACATGTATAAGACCATGCCTGGTGGGAGTTACACCACTTCTAAGGCAGTCAAAGGATCCTATGGGACTTTTGGTTTCCCGAGAAAAACAACCTGTTGTGGCAGGTTTCCACATTGGTGGAAAAGCAGACGCAAAATATGGTGTCATGCAGACAATTACTCAAGGACAAGCGAAGAAAACTCGTGATGCCTTGCTTAAGTTGCCTGGAATTCGTGGAATTGCAGCGGCAACTCAAATCCCTACGGAACAGTATGGGAAGAAAGTAATTGCCTCTAGCGATGTGCATCCGAATGCAGTGTATATTAAATCACTTACTTCAGATGCCGCCATTGATGTGTTAGGTTCTACAAGATTAAGAACCGAAATGAAAAGTAGAGTTAGTCCATCTATCCTGCAGTCAGAAGCAGTCTCACTTTTCAGAATTGAAAATTGTTGGGGAGCACCACGCTTACGTCCCAATTGGAAAGCTTTTAATGCTACACTAGAACATATAGTGAATCCATCAGAAATGTTTGTACCTGCCTTATTGCAGCGTGCACGTGCTGACTGGTTGAAACCTATTCTTGTGTTTGCAAAGGAGCTTAACAAAAAGGATTCTGTAAGACCCTTAACGATGAAAGAGTCAATCATGGGAATTGATGGAAAGCGTTTTATTGATGCTATTCCCATGAATACAAGTATTGGATACCCTTTATTTGGCGCGAAAAAGAAAAAGTTTACCTACGTAATGGAAGGTGAACACTGCGTTGATAGGATTCCAGATGATGATATACTTGTGGAATATGAGCGATGTATTGCTTGTTGGGAAAGAGGCGAGCGTGCCTATCCCGTCGTGACAGCGACTTTGAAAGATGAAGCCACCAAGGTTACATCTGAAAAAGTTCGTGTGTTTCAAGCTGTCGCTTTGGCGCAAGGTTTGGCCATAAGGAAGTGGTTTTTGCCTATTGCGCGAGTTTTATCGCTATGTCCTGAAATTTCTGAATCAGCAGTTGGAGTGAATGCATTTTCACCCCAGTGGGATGCACTTATGTCCCATGCTGAGAAATATGCAGAAGATGACAGGGTGGTTGCGTG